GGAATGCCCGACGCCCGCTGGGAGGCTTTTCAGATTGCGCAGCTGAGCAATGAAAGCACCCTGGCGATTTGTAACAAAAGCCGGCAGGTCGGGTGGAGCTGGTTGGCGGCGGCCGACGCGGTGGCCTGGGGGGCGCTGGCCCCCCGTACGACCTCAATTTTCGTTTCTATCAATCAGGACGAGGCGGCTGAGAAAATCCGATACGCTCAGGCGGTGATCGAGGGCCTGGATCACGCAGCGCGGCCCCGGCTGACCATCAATAATAAGTACGAGATAGAGTTTGCCAACGGCAGCCGGCTGATCAGCCACCCCTGCCGGCCGGTGCGCGGTAAGGCCCGGGCCCGGATTTACCTTGACGAGTTCGCCCATTATATGGACGACCGGAAGATTTACCAGTCAGCCGTCCCGGTGATCACGAAAGGCGGCGTGGTCAGGATCGGCAGCTCACCCCTGGGCGGCGGCGGCCTGTTTTGGGAAATATACACCCAGGCGACGCAGTCGTACCCGGGCTATAAGCGGTTCCGCGTTCCCTGGTGGCTTATTCGCTCACTGAGCGTGGATATCAAGCGGGCGGTCGCGGAGGCCCCCGGGATGCTCACTGAGCAGCGGGTGCTGACCTTCGGAACGGAACGCCTGATCGAAATCTATGCCAACGTCCCGCTGCAGGACTTTCAGCAGGAATACGAGTGCGCGTGGGTTGACGAGTCGGTCGCCTGGATTGATTGGGCCCTGATCCAGCGCAATCAGGCCCTGGCGCAAACCGACGGCCTCTGGTATCGGGTGGCCCGCACCCCGGATACCGCGCTGGCGGCCATCGAGGATTTAGCTCAGGCGGTGAGCGCGGGCTTGGTAGAAACCGCCTTCGTCGGCGGGATGGACGTCGGGCGTAAGCATGACACCACCGAGTTCGTTTTGCTCGGCCGGGCGACGACCAACCAGCTGCCGTTCCGGCTGGGGATCACGCTTGACCGCATCGACTTCGATACCCAATTCCAAGTACTCGGCGCGATCATGGAGCGGCTGCCGGTGATCAGCCTTCACATAGACTCGTTCGGGCTGGGCATGCAGCTGGCCGAGGCGGCCGTCCGTTCCTGGGGCGTACGCATCCACGCGGCTGAGTTCACTAACCCCAATAAGGAGTTATGGGCGGTCGAGGTCAAGGTCAGGTTCCAGCGGGTAGAAATGCCGATCCCCCTGGAGCGTGACTTGGTTTATCAAATTCACTCAATCAAACGCAAAACCACGGCGGCCAAAAATCAGGTATTCGATACGGAGGCGAACGAGAGCCATCACGCTGACAAGTTCTGGGCGCTGGCCCTGGCGACCTGGGCGGGCAAGACCGGCTCGGTGGCTCAGGAATGGATCGCGGCGCTCACGGCGCGAACCGTCCCGCCGAAGGTTGACCCGCGCACCCCGAGGCCGGTTCCCCGGTGACCCCGACCCGTTCAACCCCCGCCGAGCTGCCGCCCGAGCTGATCGCCCGGCTTTCCTGCTTATTTGAGGAATTCCAGCTGGCCGACCTGATCGAGTCGCTCGAGGTCGCCCGGGAGGCGGGTCACGGTTTCGCTGAGGTTACGGTGCGGATCAGCAATTACAGCTCAGTAGAAATCGCGGCGACCTTCACGCGGAAACCCCGCCCGAGCCAGAGCGATTGGGTGCGCGGACGCTGACGGCCGTGTGCTATACTAGAAATAACCGGCGGCCTAAAGCACCGGTTTACCCTTCGGCGGGTCTCCTGAGAGTGAGTGGTTCTCGGCATGACGCACCGGGTTGGCTCCATGCCAGCCCGGTGCGCATTTAAGGCGGGGTGAGGGCGCTTCAATTGCGATCCTAATCCCGAATACGATATACTGATTATTGCCTGACAGCGGCATCGATCCCGAGGCGGTTTCCAAACCGCCCCGGGCTTTTTATTTAAGGAGTCACCCAATGAACCCAAAGATCAAGGCCCTGCTGACCTCCCGCAAATTCTACGCAACGGTCGCGGGCATCATTTTCGTTTTGCTCAAGGGGTACGTTCCCAACTTCCCGCTGAGCGAAGAGCAGGTAATGACGGTGGTCGGGCTGCTGGGGGCGTACATAATCGGTACGGGTCTGGATAATCCCTCAGGCGGTGACAAGCCGGCCGGCGGCGTTCCAACGGACGGGGCCGGCGCGTGATCCCTCACGTCGGCCTGCTGATCCTCGGTTGGTTGGCGGCCCTGATCAACGGGGTCGACGCGATCATTCTGTGGCGGCAGCGGCGCTGGATTGGCGGGGCTCAGCGTACGCTGGGGGCCATCGTTTACGCGGCGGTCAGTATCGTTTTTACCAATCGGGCGCTCACCGGCGGCTGGGCCCCAGCTGAGCTGGAGGGCCCGGTCATCATGCAAATCGCGGCGGCCTGCCTGTTTCTGGTTGGCGCGAGCGATGCGCTCACCCGGTGGCAGCACAAATGACCCTCCCAACCCCCACGCCCCCAATCCTTCCAAGCGGGCCGCTCAGCTTAGAGGGAGCCTCCGGTATCGCGGCGATCCTGGCGGCGGCCGGTACGTTCCTCGTTGCAATCATCAACGCCACCGGCGCGGCGAGTAAGTCCCAGGTGGAAACGCTGCGCCAGTCGATGGATACCTTACAAGAAACGGTCAAAACCCTGCAGGCGACGGTCAAATCGCTGCAGGAGGAAAACGAGCGGCTGAGGAATGAAAATCAGGATTTACGCGACCGGCTGTTGCAAATCACGGCGCGGGTCGAGCTGATCGAAAACGAGCGGGCGGCGCTCAGTGATCAGGTCGCCCGGCTGACGGCTGACAACCTGTCGCTCAGGGATCAGTTATTCAATATCCAGGCTGAGAACGCCCGCCTGGAGGCTGAGAATGAAGAACTCCGGGCCCGCATAAGCGAGCTGGAACGAGGAAAGGCAGGCAAACGTGGCCCCAAATCTACTTGATAGACTCGGCGGTATTTTCAACCGGGGCGGCAAGGTCAGCGTGGTGGACGCCAAGACCGTCCCCCCGAATTTCACCAATATCCCCAAGAAATGGTCAAACGTCACGTTTGGCCCGGGTCAGCCCATCGCGGGCGGTAACCTGTTCACGGATGCCCGGCAGCGGGACGCGGAAACCGAGCCGCGTTCTTTCGTTTATGTTCCTAATGTCAACGCGACGATGTCACCCCGGGCGGCGTACGGCTTACTGCCGTTTACTGAGCTGAGGGCGTACGCTGAGAACACGCCCGAGGTGGGTCAGTGCCTGCGCATCCTGATCGAGGAACTAAAGGCGTTCCGGCCGTCAATCCTGGCCCCTGACGACTCCGAGGTTGGGCCGTCAAACGAGCGCTGGATTGATATGCGCTGGATGGTTGAAACCCCCGACCGGTTCAACCCCTGGCCGGTTTGGCTCAGCCGCTTTTTATATAACGTCCTCGTGTATGACGCGGGGGCGGTGTACCGTGAGCGGGTGGGCAGTAAAATCGTTTCTCACCGTATCATCGACGGGTCGACGCTCTTCGTGATCGTTGACGAGCGCGGTGAGCAGCCCCGGCCCCCGGCCCCGGCGTTCCAACAAATCGTTTACGGTATGCCCCGGGGGTTATTCAATACTCACCAGATATGGTATCGCCCCCGCCACCTCAGGGCCGATGCCCCTTACGGCCGCAGCCCAATCGAGGACTCGCTGCCGGCCGTCCAGCTGCTGGGTAACCTTTGGCAATATGAAGGCGCTTGGTACACTGAGGGTAACACCCCCGAGCAAATGCTCACCGCCCCGCCCGATATGACCGTCGATCAAATCCTGGCCTTCGAGTCGACTTTCAACTCACGTATGGCGGGCAACGCTGAGGAGCGGGCCGGCCGCATCCGGTTCCTGCCCAACGGGACGACTTCGCTCAGCCTGAAAGACGCCCGTTTCCGCGAGGATATTTACGCGGCGGCCAGCAACGTAGTGCGTATGGCTTACGGCATCCCGCGCACCGAGGCAGGGGAGAGCCCGGGAACCGGCCTGGGCGGCTCAGGTTTCCTCGAGGCCATGCAGAATATTTTTTATCGTATGGGGCTGGCCCCGCTGAAATCATACATAGAAAGCCTGTTCAA